ACACAATGGACTTTCTAACGTCGCAATGGTGTTCGGTGAAAATGGTGGCATGACCGGCAGGCATGCCTACTCACAGCGTATTCCTCGTATGTGGGAGGTAGCGGGAAAGAGTTTTCACGTGTTCGATTCTGATCCGCAGGATATGAGGTTTTTAGATTGGAACCCTAGAACTGCGAAGAACGCAAAGTTCGGACGCATCGCAGGCCTCCGCCTGAAGAGTTCAAACTCCATTGAGCGAATGAAGGCCCTTGAATCGGGTTTCGCGGTGAAGGTGGATTGACATCGGCCAGCAGAACACGGGGCGAATTGGTCGCCCCGTGTTTTCGCACACTTTCGACCTATGCTGAAAAATTCGCTCGCTCGCTGCGCTCGCTACGTACCATTGTGCACACTATACCATCGCTCAAAATTTCGCCGGAAGATCGATCTCACGACGAAATCTGCCCACATCGCATCCCCGCATTAACGCCCTCGCTCGGAAAAATCCAAAAAAATAAACAAGATTCCAAGTAAGACTCCACTTTGCCTACAGAAACGACTACACTTCCGTGCTATGCCATCATTTGAAGTAAACTTCGAAGTGTTCTGCGGTTCATGCGGTGCCCATCTCTGCAATAAATCGGAGGGCAGGAACTCGCGAACAAGGAATACTCCACAGGTAACTGTCGAGCCGTGCGATGTCTGCGTTAAGAGTGAGACGGATCCGCTGAAATCGGAGATCGACGACTTGAAGTACCAACTGAGGCTGGCTGAAGAAAGACTCAACGAATTCCTGTAGAAGGAACCACCCAATCATGCGTCCCCTCATCGCCCTGCTCCTCCTTACATCCCCACTTCTCGCCGCCGACTTCACCTACACCCCAACCCAGCGAGCCGATGCCGAACGCATCGCCCGTTCGAAGACCCAATTCGTCGGCCCACGCCTCCCGCCAACCAAGAAATCAGACTCCCTCGCCACTTCGATCCACCGTCCACCTCCCACCGCTCGCCCGCCCAAAAAACCAGCCCCACCGCCAACCCGCAACCGTCAGGTGCCGCCCCCACGCACATATTTCGACGGCAAGTACTTCCGAGACGAAAACGGTGGCGTGATTGCACAGAAATCCGGATGCCGTCCATGTTGGATGGTGAGAGCAGGCCTTCATTACAGGAGATAGTCAGTGACATTTTCAATCGAAGAAGTAACAAAATCCGAAGACCAAATTCAGGCGATGGAAGTCGATATCCATCCAGACGATCCGTTCGGAGTCAGGTATGACAAGCAGGTCAAGTATTCGATTGCTCTGCAGAGGGCGATCGAGAGACATTGCCAAGGAGAAGAGGCGGATGAGTCCGCATGTCCGTATCACGCAAAGATGCTCAACAGGCACCTGCGCAAGTCGACATCACTGACGCCCGCCGATCCCCACGCCAACACCGAAGACATCCTCGAAGAGGCACTTCGGATCACAAGTGGCGATCGGCAAAACACATACGGACCACCCGATCAGGACTTCCAGAGGACCGCAGCAATGTGGTCAGCGTTGAAGGGTGTCGAGTTCACCGCTCGTGAAGTGGCGATGTTCATGATCGCTCTAAAACTGAGTCGCGAAACTCATCAGATGAAGCGTGACAATTCCGTCGACATCGCTGGTTACGCTCGATGTCTGGACATTTGCAATCGAGCAGCAGGCAACTATTGATTCACACCTGATCTTTGTCTAACATTCCGTCCACATAGAGTCATGCGTCCATAACTCTACCCAAGTTCACAGCCATCCAAACCGAAGGAACAAGTCCAGTGCAAGAAACAACAACCAACACATATCGCTTCAATGTGACCGTCGAGATTGACGTAACAAATGCCGAGACTGAATCAGAAGCTCGAGAGAAAGCGTTCGCAGTGATGTCGACGATACCCGTCGCACGAGGCCGAAAAGCATCAGGACCGAAGGCAGCGATTACGGGTGTTTCGATTAAGCCGCATGCCCCTCTGAATTCAGCGCAGCTTGCTCCTCTGGTTCCATGGCAGACAACAGCAGTCAGTCACGATTTCACAGCGACGACGAACATCATCGAGTAATATTATGCCGCCGAAAGAATTCGAGTATTGGTGCAGAGCCACCGTGTTGTCGATCCATGACGGCGACACGATGACTTTGAACATCGACCGGGGCGCGAGGCTCTACAGTGTAGAGCCGATTCGCTTCTATCGAATCAACGCACCAGAGTTGTTTCACCCTGGCGGCAAGGAGGCCCGAGACTATCTCAGGAACCTCGTGCCGATCGGGTCTGAGGTTCGCGTCCAGACATTCAAGAACCTGAACGATAAATACGGTCGATGGCTTGGCGATCTGTGGGCACCTCATGCAGAAACGGGCGATTTGTTCTGTCTGAACGACCACATGGTTCAGGCAGGTCACGCCTCGTACAAAGCATACTGAATTCGGAAGTTTGGTGCCGTAAATGAACCTCTCGCAGCCCCAATACGATTTCCTGATCAACAGGGCGGACTGGATAGTGTACGGTGGCAGCGCGGGGTCGGGAAAGACACACGCCCTGACGCTGGATCCACTCAGGCACGTTCAGGGACCATCAGCCAACGCACAATTCCGTGGTGCGATCTTTCGCCGCACATTTCCGCAGCTTGCGAATCCGGGAGGCCTGCTCGATCACTGCCGCGAGATGTATGGGCCACTTGAAGGCGATTACAATAACACTCGAGCCGAGTTCAAGTTCCCGTGCGGAGCGAAGATCGCCCTGTCGACGATTCAGTTCGACAAGGACCTGAACAACTATCAGGGGGCTCAGTTGGACTGGGTCGCGTTCGACGAGGCCACTCAGTTTCCGTACAAGTATGTGCAGTACCTCTGGGGACGCTGCCGATCGAAGTCAGGGATCAGACCAACACTCAGGATGTCGTGCAACCCCGACAACGATAGTTGGCTTTTCAAATTCCTGTATTGGTGGATCTCACCTGAGACTGGACTGCCGATCAACGAGCGATCAGGAGTCATTCGCCACTTCCGTTCCGTTGACGACGAATTCGAATGGTACGATGAGCCGCAGTACCAGATTAACGAGACGACAGGCCTTCAGGACTGCGTGACAACATCAGCGACGTTTATTGGTGCGACACTCGACGACAATGCGGCATTGAACGCATCTGACCCGACTTATCGTCAGCGACTGGAGCAGTTATCGACGGAAGACCGTGAGCGGTTCTTGAATGGGAACTGGCTGGCGTCATCGGTGACTGACACCGAGTGGGACAGAACGCTGTTCATGGGTGTTTACTGTGATCTCGACAGTTACCCGACACACACATCACGGAAGTGTTTTAATTCGTTCGCAATTGACGCATCGAAGGGGAAGCAGATCAGGAAGGGCGACTATTCTGCGATTTCGTGCGTCACAACGACATCCGACCTGAAATACGTCGACTGCGACATGAAACGCCGTGCGCCGAGCGAGATTGTGGAAGACCTGTTCCTGTTCTGTGATCAGGAACACCACCGCATCAGATCCGGCGATTTAATTGGAATCGAGGCCCTGCAGTTCCAGTCACTGTTTATCGACATCATCATGCGATTTGCCGTCGATAATCCTGACTACGCGCTGAGCCGGTATTTGAAGGCGGGGAACATCATTATTCCAGTTGAGGACACGCTCAACAAGATGATGCGAATTCGGCGACTGGATCCGTTTATCAAGCAGCGGCAGTTCAGGTTCCTTCAGAATCCGGGAACGACACTGCTGGTGAACCAGTTGAAGAATTTCGACGGGATCGCAGCGAAAGGGAAGCACGACGACGGACCTGACAGTCTCGAGATGGCGTGCAATATGCCGACCCATTTACAGACGTATTTTGAGAATCTAAGGAAGCCGAAATAGAACTGAAGGAGTTACCGATGGCACGCGGTGGATGTTCGAAATGCAAGGGCGAAGAGTACAAGTTCCTGATCACGCAGACGCTGAGTTTCATTTGTTGCCAGAGCTTCGTTCCGACTCCATGGGGCGGAGTCGTTGAGCATTTTGGCCGAAGTACGTACAAGTGGTGGAAGCAGGCGAGAA